GGTAACTTTCATATCTTTCTCCAGTTTAGCAACGGCAAAGGCAAACTTCACCGGGTCTTTGATTTCTGCCAGTTCTTTGGCCTTCTTTGGGTTCCTGCCGAGCGCATAGATAACCAGCGCAGGATTATCAGCACCTTGCAGCATTACTCCTTGTTGGGTAACGCTGAATAGTTCCTGTGCTATCGCCTCGGCATCCTCAAAGTCTTTGACGCGCAGTTCTGCTTTTGCCTTGGTGTAGCTGTCCAGTTTAGACTGCCAGGCGCGATTTTGGTTTTGCACTTCAGCATCTTGCTTGGCGTTAACGTCATCGTTTTTGCGCTTGCGCTCAAACCAGTTACTCAGTGCGTCCTCGTATTTCTCAGCATCGTAGTCGTGATCCTCCAGCTTTGGCTTATTGCCTATCACCACTGGTTTTATCTCCGATGGTGCGGCCTGTAGCCTGCCTTGTAGCTCACGATTCTGTCTTTGTAGTTCTCTGTTCGTCTTGCGAAGTTCACGCACCCATTCAGGAGCATGGGCTGGTTCTTCTTGCTGCTGCGGCTCTTCTTCGCCAATAGTAACAATTACCTCTTCCTCAACCTCGTCAACGATTTCGCTGATTTCCTCGATTTCATCTTCCATTTTCACCCTTCAAACTCACGCATTAAACCGGCTGCGTGGTTGCCGCTGTCTGCTGGATACCGATTTGCTCTGCTAGTTTCAGTGCGTGATCTTGCGTATCAATGTCTACGTTGCTCAGTGTTTCGACCGTCTTGGCTCGGCTCAGTTCTGCATCGGCCACAGTTTTCACAGTGTTGGCGCGAGCCTGGGCAGCTTTTGCAGTTGCTTCTTCTGCTGCTGCTTGCAGGTAGATTGAATTCGGGTCTTGCGGCTGGCCCTGCATCTCTGCCATGAGTTCTTGCGCTTCGTCGTCCGTTGGCTTTACGACACCCATTCGAAGTAGTTTCTTGCGGAAGTAGGCATTTGCATCCTGTACGCCTTCGCCCTCCATGTTCATCATTGCCATCGCGGTCAGGACTTGTTGCGTTTCAGGGTCTTGGGTGATCTGGAGCATCCCGGTAAGCGCCCTGACAGTTGCTGCGCGTTTGCTGCTGGACGATGGGCCGACTTGCGACACAACGTCAAAGGTGGCATCGCTCAGGTCATTCGCCATTTTCATTGCGCCGGTCTCTTGGTCGATCATCGGCTGCATCAACTCGACCATGCCAGCCTCACCAGTCGGCGCAATCGTTTTCATCTTGCGCTTGTCCTCGGTGTAGATTTCTTTTGCCATGCTCAACCATATCTCACCACATCGCTTCATACCCTTGGCAAAGTTGCTCATGTAGATAAACGTCTGCATATCCACGCGGGTCTGGATCATCTCAACCGCTTTGCCAGATACGCCCGACACCATCTTGTCAGCGCCCTGTGGATTTCCGAGAATGTCCTGCATATCCTGCTCGGTAATCTGCAAAAGTGCTGCCATTGCCGGTGGAATTGCTGCGCTGCGGGTGTAAGCAACAGGGCCAGATACTTGCGTGTTACCGTCCGGCCCGGTGATCGGGTTGACCAGCAAGTAAGGGTAATCCCGTAGATTGTCCTCTGCCCACATCACCTGATGACCGGCGACTTGTTCGGGGGTCATGATGGGCTTTTCGATGCTGGACAGAGCGCTGATTTCTCCGAGCTTGGACAGCTGCATATTCTTCAGGCGCTGTGCATCTTTTGCCAATCGAACAGCACCCATGCAGCGCTCGATGTTGTCCACAAACCAGCGCTTGCCATAAACAACAACTATAGGTATGCACTTGCCAGCAATGTAACCAGCATCTTCAAGAACCTTGCCGCCCGACATAATGTATTTGCGAACACGCATTCGCTTGATACGCTTTTGGCGCACCTCGCGAGTGCCGATTGCCATCAGGGTTTCTTCTAGCGTCTCGTCGTTCACAAAATCTGTTGCGGTGTAGCGTTCCTCACTTCCGTCAATTGCTTGGAATATTCGGATTGTCTCGGACTTTTCCTCAATCTTGTAGTATTCAGCGACGAACACAATATCAGGCGTTGACCAGTCGAACTCGTACTGGTGAATGATCTTGGGCCAGTCTGTCGGATCATCGTTGTAGATTTCTTTGTAGCTGTCTCGGGTCATTGATGTGACCACAAAACAGAACTTGGCGTCTGATTTGTCCTGGCGCTTGGCGTTCAGGTCGAAAAATACACTGCTGTCGGCATCGTAGATTGGCTCAAAGCGGATGCGCTGGCGATCGTCCTCATCATCTTCTTCGTCCTCGTAGACTGTCCGCAGGCGCCATGCTCCAATTCCACCACCCACTGCTTCTTCAAAGGCGTTGTCGTAGGCTTCATCAGCGACTGAGGCTTGTTCATCAGCACGGTACAAGCCATCGCAGACCTCGGCCAACTTGTCGTTCTCTGACCCGTCCTTGCTCACATAGTCAACAGTGATCCTGTTATTGCGGTACTCATTGACGATCCTGATAACCGCCAGCATGATCTTATTGACCTCAAACTTGGGTTTGTTTTCATACTGGTCATAGAGTGGGCCTTCCCACTGAGCACCGCAAAGTGAGTAAAAACGACGGTCTTGCAGGCATTGCAAGCGCTCATCACGCAATGCGGTCTGGATGTCGTTGAACTGGCGCAGCGCATCAGAGTGCAGATTAGCAAGGCGTTGGTCGTTGGGAATTCGTGCCATATTTATCCTTTGGGCGATTATTTACCAGCGTTTGACGTTAGGCAATGGCGTGAATATAGCCGCCTTTGTGACCGCGGCCCTCCTGATTCCCTCGCACGCATACCGCAAAGCATCAATAACGTGATTCTTTTTGTCCTCCAGTACAGGCAAGATTCTCCCGGTAAGTGGGTCTGATTTGTAGCTGTACAGGCTCAGTTCGTCGATGGTGTGGATGCAGCGAGGATGGACAACAATGTCGTAATTCTTTAGGAACTCAACGCCTTCCTCCACCGACTTTGGCCCTTTGACCGCTGTCATAATCTTTGGAAAGCCGTTGCGCTTCATGTGCGATATGGTCTCTGGCCGGGCTGAATCAGCCACGATCGGCCACTTCTCAGACTCTGGAACTTGCATGAATAGTTCAGGCGTGTTCACAATCTCGCACCCCACCATGTAGGCTTCATAGTCAATGTAAAGAGTTCTGCCGACTATGTGGCAGCGCACCAATACAGTCGGGTCCACCGCAAAACCCCAATCAGCACCGAGCCGATGCATGGCTTCTGGTGGTGATTCAAAGTCGTCAATCTTCCAGTTCCGGAACACTCTGCTGTTGCTGTTTCGCAGGTACTGACCCATCCAAACATGCTGGTACTTATCCGGGTCACGCCGCTTGTCGTACTCCATTTCGTCTTTTAGGACTTGCGGAAACCAAGGATTGTCACCAAAGTTGACTTTGATTACTGCGGCGCTTGCTGGCGGCTCTGGCCCACGCAGGAGGAAATCTACAGGGTCGCTGTTCTGGCGCGGATTCCATGTAAACCACAACTCACTGTTTGGCTTGCGGATGGTTGGACGCAGCAAGTCTAGGCTGGTCTGAGACAGGCTCTGTGCTTCCTCCACCCAGGCACAATCGTAGCCCTCAAGCGACTTAATGCTGTCGGCAGTGTGATTCTGCATCCCTTGGAAAATAATCGCGCCATCGGCCTTTCTGGCCTTTATAACGGCATCCTGCACTTCAAAGTAGGCGCCAGCGTTCATTGCCTCGATCTTTGTCTCTAGCAGCCGCTTGACGGACTGGTTCAGCGATTTCTGAATCTCTCGCACGCAAACGCTTCGCCGCTTCTGGTCAATGATGTGCGCCTCAATCATCAATTCGGCCATCATGTGCGATTTGCCAGATCCACGACCACCCCATGCGCCTTTGTAGCGGCTGGCGTCCAGCAGTGGCAATGCCCATTCAGGCGTTTGGAGTTGGAGAGTAGTCAAGATTTAACCACTATGCGCTCGATGCGCTGCACAAGGGGGTTTGCCGGGTCTCCAGATACTTCCAGCTTTTCACCGTATTTCCTCGGGGCCAGCTTGGACAGCAGCCATTTGCGCGTATCAACCTGCAATTTATGCTTCTGGATGGCTTGCCAATCCTTCCTGCCGTCACCAGTCTCGGGGACTTCCTTGTCGCTCAGATCAAGCACTTCTTGAGCCATGCGTTCGAGTAAATCTTCTCGCGCGCGCGCATAACTGTCGGAAAGTTCAGCATCTTCTCCAACCCATCCGATGAAAGTGCTGTGACTTACTCCAGCCGCTTCGCATGACTTAAACGTGCTTTTGCCGCCTCTCATGCCTTCCAGCACTTTGACGCAAATCTCTTGTTTGTTGTCGCTGTATTTGGATTTACGCATTGATTCTCCATTGGACAAGCCAAGCGGGTGATATCCCCGACTTCAGCCATCTTTCGACTACTGCACCCATAAGGTCAGGCTTCCATTTCCAGAGCGCCCGTATCGTTGGGCTAATCGTCACATCACCGTTCTGCTCTGTTCCTGAGATACCGCCTGCAAGTTCTCGCGCTGGCTTGTCAGTAAGCGCATCACTTTTCTCGATAGCAACCGTAACAGGGTTCATTGTTTCGCCATCAGCAATCGGTACTGGAACGCAAAAAGCCACTTTCTACTGCGTTCTAATGCTGCAACATCAGTTCCCTTGTGGGGTAACGCATGAGAAAATGGCCTCATTTGGTCTTGTGTTGCAGCACTTGACGTTGAAATTATAGCCAGTTTCATATTTTCTTGAAAAATGGCCAAAAACACCAGAACAGCAGCAGCCAAGGCACACCAAACAGGCCCAGCATAATCAGACCAGTCACGAATCTGTCGGTCATCATTGCAATGCCGCCCAACAAGATCAATGCGCCAAGCACCGCATAAAGCCTCACAATAATTGTTCTGATCACTGCAATGCGCTCATGGTTCGCTGGTGTGCTTTCTGCCACATTTCCTGCCTTTCGCGTTTAGTTAGTTTAACACCTTGGTCTATTTCCCAATGGCATTTCAGGCATAGCGCGGCCACCAGGTTGTCATCAGCTTTTATTCCCCTGCCCTTACCGCCGCCCTGAATTACTTGGATAAGTTCCGTTATCGGAATTCCGACATCGGAAGAAAGTTCTTGGATAAACGCTTTTGTGCTGCCTGCACCATTTCCCCGCTGCCGCAATGCTGGCAATCCAGCTGAGCCACCCGTTTCAGCAAGGCTTTGTCGCGCACATAGACGTGTTTAGGAAACATCAATACCCTTGTCTGCTGACCAGGCCAGCAAGAATTCTATGAACTCGCTGCTTTCGCTGGTGGTAAATTTGTGGCTTTGCAGGCCAAGCTGGACGATTCTTTCGCCATCCAGACTCGGGCAGACTTTGCCAATCTTGCGGTTTGTGTCGTGTGCCCACTGGTCAATCAAGAGCCGTTTCCAGTCGTCTGCTGTCCAGGTGCTGCCAGCCGTGGCCATTTGCTTGGCTATTTTGTCGATCATGCTGTGAAACATTGCGTTTTGTTCCACGCTGCGTTTGCTCTGCTTGATCTCAATCGTCATCCGGTGGCCTGCCATCAGCATGGATTTCAGCATCGGCCAGACAACGGTCATCATTTCTTTGTGCGCCTGGACGGGTTCCCAGCAAGTGACTTTCATTCTTTTTCCCACCTAAATTTTGATTGACCTACAACTTCCTGCCACTCTCTGCCGGGTCGGTTCTGCCATCCTTGATCAGTTCTACCTTTTAATTCTGCAATAACTTTCCACCCTGCGCCTTTTAATGACGCGCCAGATTCTGATTGCAAAGTGTAAGTAACCATTTTTTGCCAACCCAATTCTTTAGCAGCATTCCAGCATCTTGCATACAAAAAAGAACAGCAACCTTTTGGCGCATCATCAACTACGCAACATCGTATTACTTCAACAGTTTGTCCGTCATCTAATGACCTAGACACGGGCCTTGAAACAATTGCAACACCTTTGCATTGCTCACCATCAGAAACCCCAACAGCAAAAAGTCCTCCAACTGGCGGCTTGTTGTGCCTATGAAAATTTCGGACAAACTCAATTGCTTCTGTAAGTTTTACAGGAATTGCAATAAGTTTCATTCTTTTTCCTTAATCAGTACATCCACGCCAGCAGTCTCGGCATACACCTTTGTTGTGTGAATCTCCACCACTTGCGAGTCATCGCCATAAACAATGCCATTCATTGCATCCATGAAAGATTTCACAACATTGTCAAGGTCTGGCTTCTTGCAAGGCCATTCAGAGCCACTTAAACACGCCTCTGCTCGCTTTTTGGGGTATGACTTAGGCACTGGTAGCCTGACGTAAATAAAAGCCTCTAGCGCCGTTTTAAGCGGTTCACTGCTTCCCATTGCTTGCAAGGCGTAAAACCTGATCTGGTCTTCATAGCTGCTGGTTTTGGCATCGGTGTAAGTTGCGACAAAGTTTCCTCGTCGAGCAAACCGCGGTCGCCCTTTGCCGTGCGGCTGGCCTGGCACTGTGAACATAATTTGCATCATTTGATTGCCCTAATCCGTTCGAGAATCATTGATCGCAAACCCGGAAAATCCTGATCCAGTTCGGCAAATCTTTGTAAAAGGTAATCGCGGCGCCCATCCTTCTGTAATTGATCCCCACCAGCCAATGCCATCAGTGCATATTTCTGGCTCAATGTCTCCAGTAAGTTCAAGTGCGGTGGTAATTGCTGATTCTGGGTGGTTATGTCCATTCCTTACTTCATCCAGCAGCTTTATAGCGTCAAGGTAGTTCATTCAAGATTCTCCAGGCTGTTGCGGCACAGAGAGGGACTTGTCCATTACCAATGGCTTTAAGTCTGTCCACCCTAGCGGCCACCCCATCAGCCACTCTACCCACGTTGGGTTCAGCTTCCCACCATTTCCGGCTCCCATCAGTCGAGCCTCTTCGATTGTCGTGTTCTTGTTTAGCAAATCCCATGAGCCACTGCCCCAACACATCCCCTTGGTCCGAGGTGTCGGCCAATGAACCTGTGTCCCAAGGTTGGGTGACTTTCTGTTGCCTTGGCTGGCTCCGCTGTCCTTCCAATCCCTTGCGTTTGGACTTGCCCACAATCCACATTCTGTCTCGCTTGTGGTTGGCCCCAACATCGGCTGCTCCCATAACAATCCATTTGCAGTCATACCCCATTTGGGCAAGATCTCCAACGACTCTTGTTCCTCCTCGAGTAGTGAGCATTGGGCTGTTTTCCACAAAGACGTATCGGGGTTGTACTTCGCTAACCACCCGTGCCATGTGCTTCCACATCCCTGATCTTGCTCCGTCAAGTCCATCTCCTTTACCTGCCGCTGAGATGTCCTGGCACGGGAATCCTCCAGATACAACGTCAACAATTCCTCGCCACGGCTTGCCGTCAAAGGTTTGTACGTCATCCCAAATCGGGAAAGGCGGGAGAAGTCCGTCATTTTGTCGGGCGCACAGTACGCTTGCTGGGTATTGCTCCCACTCAACAGCGCAGACTGTTCGCCATCCGAGGAGGTGTCCACCAAGTATTCCTCCACCAGCGCCTGCGAAAAGAGCCAGCTCATTCACCATTGCCCCTTGTCGTACCAAGCACCGACAGTTTTGTCCGTTAGTTTGTTTTTGTCTGCTAAGTGCTGCTGGTAAGTTTTCGTGTTTCCGTATTTCGGTTGCTGCCACTGGTGATGCGAACACTTGGGCAAAGCTCCTTCCATGCGAACCGACCAAAGATTGCGGCATCCGTCCACGCTGCAAAGCAAATCGGATTTGCCTTCAGGAATGATCTCTTTTTTGAAGTTAGTTAGCGACATGATATTTTCCCTCTACGATTTTTGCGAAATTGCTCGGCTTCAGAATCCACTCAAGATCAGCAGTAAACGATCGCCCGTCTTTGCTGTTCACCTTGCCAATGAGGAATTTGGATTTGTTGATGTGGCCAAAGAAGTCATTGAACCAATCCAGCACCGCGCTTGCGCTAGTCGGCTTGTCCTTGCCAAGTTCTGCCGCTACTTCTCGCCAGCGTTGCCGTAAGTAGCCTTGCCTAGCAGCGTTCCAGACTTCAACCCGGCGCAAGGTTGGCAGCTGCTGGTGGTACAGGTCTATGACTCCCTGATGATTGCAATCTGGCAACGCAGGGCCACCGGCAGGTGGACATATATCTGTATTCTTTTGGTTATTGGTTATTGGTTTATGGTTAGCATCCAAAACAGGTGCATCCGCATTGCGTTCGGTATGCGTTCGC